GTGCTCCGCACGCACCGTCATTTGCAGGGGGTAGGGGTTTAGTTGCCTAAGGCAGTAGTTCCAAATGAGGTCAAAGCAAAGCGCGGCACGCTCAGACCTGACCGCGTGCCCACGGTTTCGCTAACGAATAGCCTCACGGGCGCAGCCGAATTGCCACCGCCTGAGGGCTTAGGTGCGGTTGCGCTGGAGGCTTGGCACAGAATCTTGGCGCACGCTGGCGGCTGGATTGCCGCGAGTGACCGCGAGGCGCTGACGATGCTGGTGCAGGCGATGGAGTTCCACGCGCAGCTAGGCAAACAGATTGCAGAGCAGGGTGCAGTGTTACAAACAGACAAAGGCTATGCTTACGCCAATCCAGCAGTAGGAATGCGTGCAACCCAAGAGGGGGAAATTAGGAAGTGGATGAATCACTTGGGCTTGACACCGGCAGACCGCGCCAAGCTAGGGCTGGCAATGGTGGAAAGCGTAAGCAAGGTGGAGCAGTTTCGGCGCAGGCTTCAGGGCAAGGATGGCCACCCCGCTGGCTGACCCCGCTAGAGGCTGCTGACCTTGAGCGCTCAATGGGCGATGTGGTTGCAGACTTCGCTGAGGCACTGGTGCCCATTGCAAAAGACTCACTGGGCGGCTTGGCTGGTGAGCCGTTGCAGTTCAGGGAATGGCAGCGCAGCCTGCTGCGCCATATGCTTGCACGCAAGGCTGACCTAAGTTTTACGCACCGCTTTTTTCTGGTAGGCGTTGCGCGTAAGAATGGTAAGACAGCGGCGCTCTCCACACTGCCGCTTTTCTTTGGGCTGTATGGCGATAAAGGGGGCGAAATCCTGTCAGCAGCTAACGAGAGAGAGCAGGCTAAATTGGTTTTTTCGCACGCTAGGCGTGCTGTTGAATTAAGCCCAGAGCTGGGCGCACAGATAAAACTCTACCGCGATGCTATGGAGTTTAAGGGTACGGGCACCGTATACAAAGCCATCAGCGCAGAGGCGTATAGCAAGGAAGGCTTAAACGCTTCGCTGGTGCTCTATGACGAATTGGCGGCAGCGCCTAACCGTGAGCTGTTTGATGTGCTCAGCCTTTCAATGGGTGCAAGGCGCAGCCCGCTCTTTGTGGCAATCACCACGGCTGGCCCTAAGGTTGACACCACAGGCGTTGACTCCATTGCATACACGCTCTACCAATTGGCGAAGCGGCGCGTTGCCGGTGAGTCTGATGACACCACACTTGGTATGGCGTGGTGGGAGGCGGCAGAGGATGCCTACGAGGATGAGAGCCGCTGGCACGAGGCTAACCCTGGGCTGCTTGGCGAGCAGCCAATTCTGAGCCTTGAGGATTTGCGCAGTGCGCGCAAGCGCACGCCTGAAAGCGAATACCGCACCAAGCGGCTCAACCAATTCACGAATAGCGCCACCGCCTTTCTACCTACAGGCGCGTGGGATGCGTGCGGTGACGCAAGCCTTACGCTTGGCGCAGATGAGCCCATTGTGCTGGCGGTGGACGGCAGCTTTAGCAATGACAGCACGGCAGCGGTGGCGTGCCGCCTAAGTGATAAGGCGCTGTTTGTGCTTGGGCATTGGGAGCGCCCAATTGATGCTGACCTTTCGTGGCGTGTTTCTATGGATGAGGTTGAAGGGCGCATCATTGAGATTTGCCAAAACTACAATGTAGTGGAGGTAATCTTTGACCCATTCCGCTGGCAGCGTAGTATGGAGGCGCTGGCACAGCGTGGGCTGCCCGTGGCAGAAATGCCGCAGACACCTTCACGGATGGTGCCAGCAACCAGCGGTATGTATGATGCGGTGGTGAATGGCAAGATTCGGCACACAGGTGACCCACGGCTTGCGCGGCACGCAGCCAATGCCACCCCTTACTACAGCAGAAATGGGATGATGGTGCGAAAGCAAGCCGCTCACAGCAATAAGAAAATTGACTTATTTGTGTCAGCCATTATGGCGCTGAGCCGTGCTGATACACTAGCAACCACAGTTGCGCCAAAGGCTGCGCCTGCGGTTCAGTTCATTGAGCTATAGGGAGAATAAGAGTGGGAATTATTGACCGCATCCTTGGGCGAGAAATGGCAGATGAGCAGCGAGTGGTTGCACCGTGGTGGCCTTCAGACTATCCGCAACGCACCGCCGGTGTTTCAATCACACAGGAAAATGCCACCGCAATTGGAGCCGTATGGGCGGCGGTGAATCTCTATAGTTCAACAGTGGCCTCACTCCCGTGGGGGGCGTTTATTAGGGATGCTGGTATTCGCACGCCAGTCAACCGCCCACGCTGGATGGATGTGCCGATTCCGAATAACCCTAACTACACTAGCTTTGATTTCAAGCACCGCCTGATTTCCAGCCTGCTGCTTGATGGCAACGGATTTATTTTGGTGCTCCGCTCACCTGATGGTGTAGTGGTTGAAACACGCGTGCTTGACCCGCAAAAGGTTGAGTGCGTGCGCGGCGAGATGGGCGAGCCGCTTTACAAAATCACTACGCAGGAAGGCAGCAGCACGCTGGGCGCTGATAACATTGTGCATATCCCGCTGTTTGCAACGGGCGAGCATATGCGCGGAATGTCACCGATTGAACACCACCGCGTAACCCTTGGGCTTGCCAGCGCAACTCAGCTGTTTGGCGCGAAGTTCTACGAGCAGGGCGCAACGGTTGGCGGTGTGGTGAAGGTGCCTGGTGAGTTGACGGCAGACCAAGCAGAGAATCTGCGCGCAGGATTTGCTCGCAGGCACGAGGGTGTTGACCGCGCGTGGCGCGTTGCAGTGCTTACAGGCGGCGCTGACTATTCACAGATGAGCGTAAAGATTTCTGATTTGCAGCTTGTGGAAACTCTCCATTGGGGTGTAGAAAGCGTGGCAAGAATTTATGGCTTGCCCTTGGCCTACCTTCAGTACCCAGGCGGCAACACAAGTTACAACAGCCAGGAAACGCTTGGGCAGGCTTGGCTTGCCTTGGGGCTAGCGCCAATGCTTGCACGCGTTGAAGCGGGCTTGCAGCGGCTGATTGAAGGTGACACCACCTTTATTAAATTCAACACCGGCGCGCTGCTGCGCGCAACGCAGAGTGAGCGAATGGCTAGTTATGCCCAGGCGCTACAAAATGGAATTTATAGCTTGGATGAGGTGCGTGCTCTGGAGGATTTGCCGCGCCTCCCAGTTGGCGGTGACCAGCACTGGAAGCCACTAAACATTGGCGTAGTTGGAGAGGAGCCACAGCCGTGAGCTATATCATCACTGACATTGACGGCACGCTTACTACCACGGGTGATACGCCACGGCAGCCGCTGATTGATTGGCTCAAGAGCCGCGTGCAGGATTACGCGGATGAGGTGATTGTGGTGAGCGCCCGCAACATTGACCGCCTTGCAGAAACTAAGGAATGGCTTGACGCTAATGGCGTGCCATACGGGCAGATTTATCTGCAAGATTTTGGCGAGAGCAACCCAGCCGTAAACGAAGCCTTTAAGGCCTATAAGTATTCCAAGTTGCAAGAGGAATACGGCGATGAGATTGAGCTGGTAATTGACAATGACCCAGAGGCACGGGATGCCGCTGAGGGTATGGGCATTGATGCCTACACGCCTGAGGAAATCCTGCGCGGGGATGCTGACGGGGATGAGGGTGAGAGCGATGAGGCGCGCGTGGTAATTGATGTGCCTGAGTTTATCCGCGAGGCGGCAGGCAAGGGATTGACCTATTACGAGAATGGCTACGCGGGTGACGGCTTGCAGCCTGAAACCGTGGCTGAAGCCAAGCTGCTGCGCAGCGGTCAGGTTGAGGATGACAAAGTTACGCGTATGCGCGCGTGGATTCTCCGCCACCGCGGAGATTGGGAAGGCGTGCCACGCAATAGTGACGCTGCCAATGATGAGTTTCCAGGCCCTGGAGCTGTTGCCGGTTACCTGTGGGGCGTGGAGGTAACACAGGCTGACGGCGCTGACAGAGTTCTACAATGGGCAGACCGCGTGCTAAACACGCTGGCTAATGATGAAAGGTTTGATGTGAAAGAGTTTGAGCGCCGCGCCCTCCCAATGGGCGAGTTCACAGTTTCCGATACTGAGGATGGGCAAAAGACTTTTAGCGGCTATGCCGCTCTTTTTGATACACCAAGCGCAGGGCTGCCATTCACTGAGGTGATTGCACCA